CTAGCATTTCCTAACCAGAAATAATTTTGTTGTATATTTGGTATATCGTTACTTCTAATAATTGAAGAAACAACAATAGAACCTGCATTAGATGAATTTACTCTACCTACTTTACCTACATTTTGTATTAATGCTGTTCCTGTTGGTTTTGTGGTCGTTAAACCTCCTCCTGATTTTACATAAATCGTATCATTTTCTGATGGCGTTACTCCGTCTATTGGATCAGTAGTTAAGTTTTTAAGTACACCACCTGTTACTAAATACCCCTCACCATTATTAGCTAAGTCTTGTAGTAATAAACCTGTTGCTGGCATTGTACTAGCAGAAGATGAATCTGCTGCAGAAATCTCTACTCTGTTCGATGTACCTACTGTACCTGTAATATATACTGGTGTACCTTTTGTTAAAGTTCCACCTGATGTGTTTTTACATTCAATTCTTACTTGATCAGTACCTTCGCTAGCAAGTGTTATTGTATCACCTGTTTCAGTAATTGTTATATTGCTACCTGCTGCTAGTGTTACATCATCAGTACTTGCATCGCTACCTGTTAATCTTATTATTGCATTATCACCTGATGTTTCACTACTTAGTGTATATGTTGTATCGGTATCTGAAGCTGCGGCAATAGTAAAGCTAGGGTATGTACCTGTAATAGTTACGTTACTACCTGCAGTTAATGATACTGTCTGATCTGGACTATCGTTAGTAATTGTAAAGTTAGGATAAGTTCCAGAAGTTGATATTCCAGTACCACCTGTTAATGAAACAGTTTGGTCTGGACTTGTATTAGCAAGTGTTAAAGTATTATTAACGTCATCATATGTGCTGCTTATTCCTGTACCAGCTACTACTAAATTAGCAACCCTATCGTCAACACGCTCAGAGGTGTAATAAAGATTTATACCTTCTGATAAATCACTTGTAGATTTTGTACCAAAAGCTGTGTCAAAACGTGCAGTTGTATAATAAAGATTTGTTGAACCTTCGCTTACTGAATCAGTATCAAAACTAATATTTGCACTACCATCAAACGATACTCCATTTATCGTTCTAGGTGTTGATAAGGTATCTGCAGTTGATGCGGCTATCCCTAAGCTATCTACATATGTTTTAGTAATGTGTGTTTGTACTTCACTTGAGCTTGGTCCAGTATAGGAAATAACTCCTGTTGAACTATTGTAAGATAGTGAACCATCACCGCCATTGTCTACAGCACTAATTAAAGCTCTTACATTTGCATCCGAAGGTCCAGTGTAAGTAAACACACCTGTTGTATTATCATAGCTAAAACTTCCAAGCCCGCCAGTATCATTTGCAGATAAATCTGTTAAACTTATTCCTGCTCCACTATTAGCTATCGTGAAATTAGGATAAGTACCAGTTACTGTTATACCTGTACCAGCAGTTAAACTAACTGTTTGGTCAGGTTGTGTATTTGTTATTGTAAAACTAGGGTATGTACCGCTAGTAGATATTCCTGAACCTGCACTTAAAGATACAGTTTGATCAGGACTAGTGTTTGCAATAGTAAGTGTGCCATTTACATCATCATAGGTTTTACTAATACCTGTGCCTGCTACTACTAATGTATTTACTTGATCATCTACTTTTTCTGCAGTATAATATTCATTAGACCCCTCTGTAATATTATCAGTTGTTAAACTTATATTAGCAGTACCATCAAAACTAACACCTGCTATTGTTCTTGCTGTTTCTAATGCAGTTGCTGTATCTGCATTCCCTGTTACATCACCTGTTAGATTTCCAGTTACATTTCCAGTTATATCACCTGTAACATTACCAGTAACATTACCTGTCAAATTCCCTGTTACGTTCCCAGTTAAAGGTCCACTAAAAGCATTTGCAGTTACAGTACCAATAGCAGTTAAATCACCGCCTGTATTCATACTTAGTCCAGTAGTGTTACCTGCTCCATCTGAAATAGATTGTAATGTTGCCGATAGTGTTCCGTTATCACCTACTTTTAACAGCGATGTATAAGTACTACTTATTGAATTTCCAGTTAATGTCGCCATTTTTGTTTAATTTATTATTTATATACTTTTTTAATTTTACTATATTTTTGTTTTTTACTTTATATCTGTTTTTCATAATACCCAACCATTAAATAAATTGTCTTTGTCTGGATATACATCCTCGTTAGAGTTCGTATTATATTCTGGAAATAAATTGTTATTAAAACTTAAATAATCAATCATTCTTCTTATATAATATTCTGCAAACTCCCTTTCTTTATTTACTAAATAATCTACTTCTGATTTAGTTATACTTTCAGCATTTTCGCTAATGTGTTTAAATACTCCTGCATTTTTTACTTGGTATGCTGCAAATGGTAAATAATCCATCATAGCAAAATGTATTAAAGCAGGTTGTACATATTTATTCACTAATGTTAAATAATTACCTGTTAAAGTATCATCAGTAATTTTAGTTTCTATTGCTTCATATAGTTTAGTACCTAAAAAATTTTGTATATGTATTTCTTGTGCTAATTTGATATAAGGCAATAATTTGTCTACATCTACATTACCATCTAGTATTGTATTCTTTTTTAAATCCTGTACTTTTATAAATAATACTTGTGCCATTACTTCTTATTTTTTCTTGCTGTTTTATAGCCTTGATTATCCATATCTTTAGGCGCTACTTTAGCTTTTTTATGCCCTGCTGGTCTTGGTTTATACGTTTTAGGTATTGTTGCTACTTCTTCACTACTAGATAATGCTTTATCCTCATAGTATTCACCATCTTTTTTCTTTTTTAATTTATATAATCTTTCTTCCCAATAATGTCCGCAATTAGGTCCACCTTTATATTTAAATAAATCATATGGTTGACCTTTATGACCAAACGACTTATTAACGCCCTCTCTTGATGCTTTGTCTATATCTTCTAATCTATATACAACACCGCTTTTAGATCTAGACATCATAGTCTTACAAAAATCTCTCGTATTATCACTAGAATATTTTTCAGAATAAGAATATCTTACTTTATATACACTCTTATCTAAATAACTATCACTACTAGGTTTAGATTTAATAGATTCTAATTCTATATCATTATTTATAACACTTTGTTTCCAAGTATCAATATCTTCATTATCTTCTGAATATTCTCTACTTGCTATAAGCTCATAATCTTCCATAGTTTCACCTATAAGTGTATCTAAGAAATAATTAGCTGTATCTTCATTTAAATCATAATCAGCAGAAAGTTCTGCTTTATCTTCTAAGTCAACACCAGTTTCTTCTTCTCTAGTTTCATCATCTACTAAATTGCCTTCTAAATCAGTAAACTCTAATGGTTGAAGTGTTTTAAAGTATAAGTTAAGCGATACATTATTAAATGCTAAAATAGTATCTAAAGCATCTAATATATATTCTTGTTGTACTCTAATAACCATATTATCAAATAATATACTAGCTTGTTTTAATTCATCAGCATTACTACCTAAACCATTATTACCTGTTCTAATACCTAATAATAAAGGTGATGATAATCTGTGCCCTACTAATATTTTATTAGTTGCTTCGTCACTTAAAAATTGATATTGATTATGTGCGTCAGATAATTGTACTGGATCTATAGTAGCTGCACTTTCTTGATTGTCATTAAATGCTAATATAAATTTACCTGCATTACTGCTTCCGCTAAACTTATCATATATTCTTTTTTCTATTAGTTCTCTAGCTTCTTCATCAGGCGTACCATTGTTAAAGTTAATTAACATACTAGGTGCCATTCCGTTTTGTATATTATTAATATGATAGTTTGCTACCTCTGCTTCTAATTCACAGTATGGTAAAGCTCCTTGATATGTTACAGGTGTGTAATAAAAATATCCTGCTCTATATGGTTTAATACAAAGTATTTCTATCGCATTATTACCGCTACCAAATGCTGGTATTCTAGTTAGTTTATCTCTGTTTGTGTATTTGCTCCAATCGTGAAAATAATAATACCCTTTTATATCACCTTTTTTATCTGCTTTTTCAGCACGTAATGTTTGTACTGGAAAATGCTCTACTTTTACTATTTTACTTCTATCTACATTATAATAAACTTGCAACGTAGCTTGACCTAATAAATAAAAATCAGAACATATCTTTTTAAGATCTTCTTTAGTAAAAAGTGTTACCGCTTCTGCATATTCCATAGGTTTTTTATCGCTATTAGTTGCGCTTAAACCTTTACCATATATCATTTCTGTTATACCATTAATAATTGCGTTATTAGTTGGACTACCTTGATATTGGTCTATTAAATATTGATAATAGTTATTATCTTCACCATATGATACAAAATCTTTATTCTTTTCCTCTGTTATCTTAGGTGCTGTATATGTGCTTAAATTTACTACTCTAATATTACTCATTAGTTTATTATTATATAATCATCATCAGGATAATTAGTTGTTTGTGTGTATTCTCCGCTATTAATAGTATAATAGTTATTCTCTGCTTGATTTATAGTTTGGTCAGTACAAAATATTTTATCTAAATAAATAGTTTCTTCTGATGTTGTTATACTTTCCCAATTATCGCTAGCAGCTTCCCATATTACATTGTAAGTGTTCCATAAGGCGCCTATACCTTGTAATATTTTTAAATCATAAAATCTACCTTCTTTTAAACTAAATGTAGTAGATATTGATGCGTTATCATTGTTTTGTGTTAATGTTACGTTTTCTGTCCTTGTTGTGGTATTAGTACTATTATCTCTAATAGATACAATAACTTCTGACGGATATGCTCTCGGTGCAAAAGTTAAAGTTTGTGCTGAAGTACTAGTTGTTAAAATCTTCATACATATATAATAAAAAAAAATATATTTTTTATATAATAAAAAAGGGAAGTTAAAAACTCCCCTTTAAAAACACACAAAAACAAAAAACTGTTATGAAGTTGGATTAATTTGTGTTCCACTTGCTAACGCAGTAATTACCGATCCTGTTACGAATAACGGTGGTATAACTTCTGTAGCTGTGAACGTCAGCGTAAATCCTGATAGGTCTGTGTATGCAGCACCACTTACTATGGTTCCTGCAGTCACTTCAGCTCCCTGATGATAGCCAACCATTAAATAATTAGCTGTTTCGTTGTTATCTTTAATTACTACGTGAGGTCTAGCTGCTGCTAAAAGTTTAATTTCTTCTTGCGTAGCTACGTCTAAGTGAGTAAATGTTAATTCTAAAGTAGATTCATATACTGTTGTACCTGTATCTCTAGAACTTATAATGTTTGTTGTTAATGAACTAGTAGCACCTTTTAAATCGTATTGAAAAAATGATGGTGTTCCAGATAAAGCTGTAATTTCTCCTGCAGAAATTGTTGCTGTACCTAAAGTACCAAAATCTGCAAAATAAGCTGTAACTAAACCACCTACCGATTGTTTACAAGGTAACTGCCTTCCTGTTGTTAATGCACAAGCCATAATTTATTTTATTTTAAAAAAAAAGGGTGGTAGTCTATGCCACCTACCCTTTTTATGTTATACAATTATTTTTAATTACGCTGTAGCGTATAATACAATGTCACCACCGATTGCGTGCTGAATTCCAGCAGTAAATCTCATTACAACTCTTACGTTTTGAGATCCATCTAGATCAGCCATATCAATTACTTTTACCTCGTTTTGGTCTGACATTAATCCAGTTCCAAAAAATAGGTTACTTGCTTGAGCTGCAACAGCATCGTTGTCTGAAAGTCCAGGAGCGTTAACTACTTTAATTCCATCGAACGATAATGCGTTACCCATATTGTACCATTGAGTACCTTGAGCGTTAGTACCAGCTGCACCTAATCCTGATGCACCAAATCCACCTAAAGCTCTAATATAGTTTCTGTACATATTAGATGGTAAGTAGATAGTTAAATCTTCTGCACCATATACTGCTGTAGGAATTGCGTCTGCAATTTTACCTAATTCTGCAAGAATGTTAGCAGAAGTAGAAGCTGTACCTGTTACATCATTTACGTCACCATCTGCACCTAAAGTAGTGATGAATCCA